CACTGATCAAAATCATTTTGCAAACATAAATGATCAAATAAAGTTTTTTTATGAAACTAAGATTGTGTGTGGACTGACAGGCTCTGGTCTGACCAACATGTTATTTATGAAAGATTTCCAAACCGTGATAGAGCTTGTTAGTTTGATGGAATTTCCTGGACCGAATGATCTAGAACCAATCAAGAAAGAGATCCACGACTTCTACAAGATGATGGCCTTCGACAAGAAGCACACGCTAGTAAATATTGTAAATGCAAATAAAAAGCATGAAGACCTAACCAAACTTATTAGTAATCAGATGGATATTCTTAGGAACCTCTAGTGGCAATGTGTCTATCTAAATGGTATAATTAATCTAGGTGATTGTATTGGAAACCATATTTAACTTTGTTATGCTTGCCCTAGCGGTAGCATACATTAGGCTGCTGATCGTGGGTAAAAAATCTAAGAGCAAGCCACCGCTAGTCACCCCATCACAAAGCAGTAATCTTCTATCCTTCAATAACCGTGTTATTAGTCTCCTTAAGGAACCAGAGCCTAAAAAAACTCAGACAACAGACTATGTATCTAAAACAAGCATAAGAGCAATAGTTGTAGACAATCAAATGTATTGGATATCTGACAATGCTTTTTATACTGCAACACTCGTAGATGGAAATATTGAAGAAAATTCTACAAGATTAGTTGACACAATGACCATGGATAAGGTACAATTGGAGAAGATGATATTTATTGTTGACAAACTTAGAGAAGGTGAATAGAATGATCATAGCAATTCAGGGAACAAAAAGCTTTGCTGACTACTCAGTATTTTTGAGAGCAATGGGAACTGCTATGTCCAACCTAAGTGAAAACGATAAAGAGGTTTTGATATATTCTGCTGGTCCATATCAGATTAATGCTATGGCTCAAGAGTTTTCAAATGTTTCAGAGCGTAGTCTAAAAGCACGTGGAATCAAGATTAAGTTTAACAAGATTCCTCCGAGCTGGATAGAAAACAATATTCACGATATCGGCTACTTTGCATTTTTTAGCAAGCCAAAAGAACCAGTGTCGAAACTGGTAGACCTTGCTGATGCAAAGAGTGTCGAAGTCGGAGTTTACAGATACTAAAATGGGAGAGATTGTGTTAATCAATTCACTAGAAAAGATGGAAGAAATTGTTGAGAATAACAAAGACCTTTCATGGGATGGCTGGACAGTCATCGAAAACAAGACCAAAGAAAACGGTGCTATGTCAAAAGACGGAGCGTATGTTGGTGGGAAGTGGATCGTGCAGAAGCGTTACGATGCAACTACCAGTGGTTGGGAGATTCCAAATAAGTTCATGAGGTAACCATGAACAAGGATGATTGGAAAGATGACGCAAGCTGCAAAGGCTTCGACACAGAAATATTCTTTGACAAGTACGAAGAAGACCTAGAACTTAGACCAGCAGTAGATGAGCTATGCTTTCACTGTCCTGTCGTTAGACAATGTTTTGCGGTTGGTATTTCTCAAAAGGCTATCGGTGTTCACGGTGGGGTATACATGGACAATGGAAAAATATCTAGAGAGTTTAATAAGCACAGGACAAAGGCTGATTGGGCCGAAGTCTGGCAAAATCTTACAACAGATACTAGCGAACAGGACAAGAGATGATTAAAATTGCACATCGTGGAAACACGATAGGACCACAGCAGTTCCCTAGCACAGAGAATGAGCCACACATGCTTGTTGGTGCAATTGCTAGAGGGTTTGATGTAGAGGTAGATGTTTGGTATGTTAATGACCAGATCTTCCTAGGACATGACTCCCCCACCCATCTCGTTGACAAACAATTCCTGACAGACATTGGCGACAATGCATGGTTTCATTGCAAGAATCTGGAGGCACTTGACATGTTTGTTGAAGACCTCCCTTATCTCAGATACTTCTGGCATGAAACAGATAGACACACACTAACAAGCAATGGCTACATCTGGACATACCCTGGCAATACAATTACTAAGAACTCCATCCTGGTTTATCTTGGTAAGCCAGACCTGTCCAAGTTTCAGGTAATGCCATATGCAATTTGCAGCGACTACGTAGGAGAGTTTTAATGTACACAGATCAGATGAAGACTGCTGTTCATTCTTTGGATGGCACAGGACCAAAAGGGTTCTATCTACAAATCATTGACAACGATCACTTCCTTACAGTTAAGGCCAGTGAAAAGCAGTTCATGCAACTGGTTGATGATGAAAAGCGACAGGCCATTGAATATATGGCAAAGATTAAGGCAGCCTTGGAAATGAATGGGGCAATTGTACTATTGGTAAGAGAAGGCGGAGAAGACGTATGATACTTGAAATCATATTGGCGGTAGCATTAGTATCTGTAATAACCATTATCATAGTGGATAACCAAAAACTAAGGGGAAAGAACTATAGTATGTCTATGGTTTTGTTTGAAACCTTTTTGAAAAACCAACAGTTAGAAAAAGATCTAAACGTGTTGGACAAGATGGAGCCACTAGACACAACAGATGGCTTCGTAAAGTTTCTTTCTCAGTCTAGGGAATGGGCTTATGAATATATTGACAATGTTCAAGGAAGCTTTGGAGAGTTTGATATTGAGATATCTTCTCAGTTGAAAAAAGACTCACTAAACTCAGAAGATATTGAAAAACTTTCTGTGGCATACTCTGTTTTAAAGCAAAGCATTATGCCAGAGAATGATGAAATGCCTAACAACTAGGCATTGAACAAGGAGAAAATAAATGAGTACACAACTAACAGCAATGCTGGCTTCATACGGAAGATCAGTTCTATCTGCAGCAGCAGCACTATATCTTGCTGGAGTAACCGATCCACTAGACCTAGTCTGGGCACTTGTAGCAGCAGTCATTCCAGTTGCACTACGAGCAATCAATCCAAAGGATAAGGCGTTTGGTCGTGTCCCTAGTGTTGAAGAAGTAGAAACAGCACTGACAACTGCAAATGTTACAGATGGTAAGAAGCTTGCAAAGGCAGTAGCCGAAAAGGCTGCTCCTGCAAAGAAGCCAGTGGCAAAGAAGACTACTCCAAAGAAGTAGTTAAAGTAAAAAGATAGCCAGGGGAAACCCTGGCTTTTCTTTTATCTAAAAGTCTTCGTGATAAATTTTGGCAGTATGAAGAATGTATATCTTATCATAGCCAAGTTTTTGAAAGTTCTGGCAAACAACAACGGTATCACAATCAAATTCTTTGGTGACTTCGTTCATCCACCCATACCTAGCACCATCTCTAAACGCCTGAGCTTTGTATAAACATATACCATTAGATGTTGCATAGTAGCGATCATACGGCTTTGATGTAAAGTCATACTTTCTAACTTCAACATGGCTAGTAAACTCTGCAGACTTGCGAGTGGCCCAACTATCATAAACAGGATGGTTATTTATTGTTAGTCCAGAAACAATGTCGAAGTCTGGCTCCAATTTTCTAAACTCTAGAATCTGCCTGACTGTGTCTACATCAAAACGCATATCGCTTTCAACCATCATCACATAGTCTGCCTTCTCTAGAAAGTCCTTTACAATCAAGGCTTTGTTCCTAGCAACAGATAGGTTCTTTACCCTTTGTGCCAACTTTACAGATCCGTAATCTCTAGTCTTCAATCTTTCTGATATGATTGAAAAGTCTGCAAAAAAGCTCCAGTCTTTGTTTTTAATCAACTGAGGTGTGCCATCAGTAGAGTCATTCTCATAGATTGACAAGACAAAGTCATATTCTGTAAGGGTAGTGACCATAGCCTTAAGCTGGTCATAGTATCTATCAATATACCTTGCTTCATTTCTAATGATAGAGTAAACAAAAATTGTTGGTTTAGCCATAATTCCTTTTCTATTCCTATATATTATAGCATGTCCTGCAGACTATCCACATTTCATGATATAATAGAGGTATGCCATATAAAGTTGGAGAAAAAGGATCGTACGGTTGCTCGGGTTACCCTGCCCTAAAAGAAGATGGAACCGTAATGGGTTGTCACGATACTGCCGAAGAAGCAGCCAATCAAATTTATGCTATCAACCAGTCTGAAGGTAATGTTGACAAGGTAGCACCATGCTGGGATGGTTACACCCAGAGAGGTATGAAGCCAGGTGAGGGCGGAAGAATGGTTCCAAACTGCATCCCAGTTGCTAAAGCATACCGTGAAATTACTGAGGGTGACTACGTTATGGGTAGCACATCGGAGGGTATTGTTGTTGGTCAGGTAGAGCACGTTATGCGTGAGGGTGGTATCTATGGTATTCCTGGAACAGAGTATGCGATTCAGTCAACTCCAGAAAATCCAGCCATGGCTGTAAGAATGTTTGAGCAAGAAGAAGATGGAAAGTATTGCCCAACAGCGTACTCAATTGGAATGCTACACAGCAACGCAACCATTGTTGAGATTGAGGTTGAGCTTGAAGAAGACGACGAATACGAAGACGAGATGTCAAAGGCTGAGGGATACTCTCCACCAGCAGGTGCACGAGCAGCAGCAAGACGTGCAATTAAGTTTAAAGAAGATGGCAAGGCCACAGGTGCAGGAACAGCGGTAGGCTGGACTAGAGCAGGACAGCTTGCAAGAGGAGAGACACTGTCTCTAAGTACTGTTAAGCGTATGTTCTCATACTTCTCACGCCACGAAGTAGACAAGAAGGGTAAGGACTGGGGCAACCAGGCCAACCCATCAAATGGATACATCATGTGGCTTGCATGGGGTGGCGACGCAGGATTCTCTTGGTCACGTGGTATCGTTAACCGCATGAAAGACAAGGCAGTGTTCGCTGACTTTGGTAAAGACTACACCAAGAACACATCTATAGACTCAATCTGGAAAGACTAATAATGAAAAAAGCACTGATTACTGGCATTACTGGCCAGGATGGTTCATACCTTGCAGAACTACTTCTTAACATTGGCTATCAAGTCCACGGTATCGTAAGACGATCATCAACAGACAACCTAGTTAGGCTTAAAGATATCTTGCACAACGATAACCTATTTCTTCACCAAGGCGACCTGACAGATTCTGCATCTATCACAAACCTAATTAAAATTGTTGAGCCAGACGAGAT